AATTAGAAAAAATAGGAATTACGGATAGTAATGTAAAATCTAATATTATAGCAATGGCAGAACAGCAAAGTGCATTGAATCCTAACGCAACTAAAAGTGTTGCAGGTTTCTCAAATGAACAAATAAGATATGAATATGGCCCATTAGCAGAAAGTATTCCTGATTCAACTTTAGATGCTATAAAAGGAGATCCTAATTTATTCTATGATGAAATTTATGCAGATGCAGGCGGCTCTGCATTTAAACCCAGAGGATTTATTGGTTTAGCTGGAGAAGATAATTATACAAAAATGTCAGACAAAATTGGTGTAGATTTAGTATCAAACCCTGATCTTGTATATGATCCTACAATAGGCTCTAAAATTGCAGCTAGTTATTATGAAGAAGCATCTGGTGTATATGATCTTACTAGTATGAGAAACACTTATGTTGCAACAAAGGGAATTGATCCAAATAGTCCCAAGGAAATAGAGAATATTAATAATTTAAAAAAACGGTCTGATCAATTTAAAGACGAATTTTATTTACCTGACAGGCAGAATACTATTAAGACAAATTTGTCTAATCCAGTTTCTTATTATAGCGAAGCATTCGAGAGCAGACCAGCTGGTACTATAGGGTTGTCTGACAAACCTTTGCCTACAACAAAAACCGTTAGTAGCTCCCCTACTTCAAATACAATATGGAAAAGTAATACAGAATCTAAGAAACAGTCATCAGGTTATTTGCCTCCAGCAAACGACGACGAATTTCTTGAAGCTTTGGCATCTTACGAAACAATAGAAAGTGATGGACAAATTATTGATGCATCAACAGGATCAGTCATAGGCGAAGCACCTAAGGACAATGATATATCATACTCGTCTACAGGAGAAGTTATAGTTACTAAACCAGGATATGAATTTATGTATAACGGTTCGGGTGCAATGGAAAATTCTCTTGAAAAGGTAAAAAGAAACACATACAGTAACAAAGCCGAAGCTAAAAAGCGTCTAGCAGAACTTCAATTAGATCCATCAGATTATGAAGAATTACAATCTGATATTTCTACTGCCTCAGATGGCAGAGCACAAGTAAATGCTCCAGGCCGTACAATAACTGGATTTTATGTACCAGCGGATTTTCCTTATGTAGAAAATAATCTAAATGAAGGAGATTTGTTTACAGGTTATCTTGCTGAATATGATGAAGCAACTGATTCAGATGTATATATAGATTATGAAATACTGAGAGCAGACGGAACAACAGAATTAATTACATTTTAAATAATGACAAATATAGGTAGTAAGAATGTCACTGAGTTATCAAAGAACTAGACTTTTAAAAAATGCAAATTTACGAGGCCCTGGCCCGTTTGAAGCAATAATTATAAACCATCTGGATCCTCATTACCAAGGGTCGTTAGAGGTTGAAATTTTACGACACAACGCAGCTAGTAATACACCGCAACGTAGTGGACAACTAGTAAAGGTAAAATACCTATCTCCGTTTTATGGAGTAACCCCGGTAAATGATTTAAAGGCTAAAGACGGTTTTGAAAATTCTCAACAAAGTTATGGCATGTGGGCAGTTCCGCCAGATTATGGAACTAGAGTATTGGTTATATTCGCAGAAGGAAATTCTAGTAATGGTTATTGGATCGGATGTATACCTGATCACAACATGAATTTTGCAGTACCGGACGGACGTCCTAGCACAAAAAATACTACAGAAAAAACGCCAAAAGAATTAAAAGGTAAAAAACTACCTGTAGGCGAATATAACAAAGCGTTTGAAACAGGTGAAAAGACAAATCCGTCACAGTTTGCTAGACCATATAATAAAGATTTTACAAGTGTTTTACAGATTCAGGGATTACTTGAAGACGAAGCAAGAGGAACAACTACAACAAGCGCAGTGAGAGAAGTACCGAGTATGGTATTTGGACTTTCTACTCCAGGACCAATGGATAAGCGCCAGGGTAGTCCTAAAGCTCATTATGGCGAAACCGACGGCGGCGTTGAAGTACCGTTTAATAGACTCGGTGGTAGTAGTTTTGTAATGGATGACGGAGACGATAAGTTAATAAGAGCAACACATGCCGAGGATGGACCACCTATATATGTTAATAGACAGCGACTAGAAGAAGGTGGTGACGAAACTATTCCTCATAATGAATTACTGCGTTTTAGAACTAGAACTGGACATCAGATTTTATTACATAATTCAGAAGATTTAATCTATATTGCTAATTCAAGAGGTACAGCTTGGATCGAATTATCGTCTGATGGTAAAATAGACATACATGCTCAAGACAGTATTTCAGTAATGACAGATACCGACTTAAATTTTACTGCTGAACGTGATATTAATATGGAAGCAGGTAGAAATGTAAATGTTAAAGCGTCTGCACGTTGGAGCGATTATAAGGCAAGTGAAGCTGGTATTGAAAGTGGCCGAGTGCAAATTGAAAGTTTATTTGATACAAATATTCTTGCAGAGCGAGATTACAATATTGCTGTAAAAGGTAATAACAATACTTCTGCAGGCGGCGCTAATAATTTCTCACAAAATGAAATATTAAGTATTAAGGCAAAACACATTTATTTAGAGTCTGAAGGCGACATACATTTAAAGTCAGCGCATAGTTTTTATAGAACATCCGGGTCTAATATGTATGATTTTGTAGAAGGAATTTATCACTTAGACGGTGAATTTGCAAACTTTAATATTGGCGAGGATATAAACACCAAAGTCGGTAACACTATAAACACAACAGCTGGACAAAATATATTAAACAAAACTATAGTCGGCGATATACAAAATGTTGCACAAAAGGATATTGTTAATGAAACATTAACTGCTGACACTTCTAAGATTAGCAATCTGTCAGCAGGAACAATTCATCATAAAAGTACCGGCGAACTAGATATAGAATCTAGTCTAGTTAATATAAAAGCAACTGATAGTTATATTGATGGAAATTTACAAGTTAAATCAACAGCAGATATTTCAGCCCTAACAGCAGGCAGTGTTAACGGAACAAGTGCTGGCGGTGTATGGTCTGATACTGGAAGCGGTGATGATCAAAAATTAAATTCGCATAGTTTTAGTTTTTCAGGATCAGCACCAACATCAATACCTGCGGCATTAGCAAAAAATACGAAGTTACCACTACCTAATAAAACTGCATCAGGTGCGTTAGTAAGTGCAAGTCCTGGATTATCATCTGGAGGAGATAATGGTGGTAAGGCTAATGGAGATAGCGGAGGATATGGTAACGTTATGCCTTTAAGTACTCACACACTTCCATATGTATTTCCAGGTAATCCTACGCCGACTCCGTACCAAACTATTGTGCCAAGAGCACCGCAACATGAGCCTTGGCCACATCATGAGAATTTAAACCCTGTAGAATTTAAAAGAGACAAGACAGATAGAGAATCGATTGGTACACTTACAAGTACTGATGTGTTTATTGCTCCTGATGCGTTTGATAAAGGTAAATCAGCTGCTAGTTCTATTAGAGTATTAGGCACAGGCGGTAATATTACTAGTAGTACTATATCTAACAGTGGCGAAAACGACGAAGCTGATACTATGCCAATTAATCGAACACCTAGTTCACAAACTCCACCTGCAACTGACCCTGATTACCGTCCATACTCCGGAACTGGACAATCATACGGCAGAGTAAAATACGGTGAAGAAGGAGTAGACAGAGATCCGTTATACTATACTAATAAAGGTAATAAGGCTCGTAGGCTTAGATGCGAACAACGACTTGAAGATTTGTTAATTAAAGTTGCATTAGAATTAGATGTAAAAGTAGAAATCTTTAGCGGCGGACAAATGCCAAAAGACCAGTGTCTATCAGAAGGCGGCTGGGAAAAAACGATTGATGGTCAAAAAGGTTGGGTACATCCATCCGAACCTGAGATGTTAGTAGGCACAGGATCGCCTAGACATAATTTTGGATCTGCTGCTGATATTAGAATTTATGAAAACTCAGTAAGTCCAGAAAATCAAATATTATGGAATACTGCATTAGGTGCAGAATTTGGAAGACTGTTTATTAAATATGGCGGAAGTAGTGCAGTAGGCGGCTACAAAAAGAATGGCAGACCTTATATGACTTGGCCTAGTAATATACACGTAGATATTGTCGGAACTGACAGAGCCGGCACCCTTTCTTGGTTTAATCAAACAGCAACGTGGGCTTCTAAAATATCTAGTGGTAGAGCTCAACAAACTACCCGTATTCGGTCGGCATTTGCATAAGGTAAATACAGTATGAGTTCATTAGAAAAAAATCTATACAAAAGGGTTACTGTACAAGGTAAACCAACGCCATCATCAGTTGGAAGATCTTATAGAGGATTCTCTAGTATTAACGAAAATACTGAAGGATTTGCATTATATGATTTTGAGCTTATTAAGCAAGATATTATTAATCATTTTCATATACAACGTGGCGAAAAACTAAGTGATCCGTATTTTGGATGTGTGATTTGGGATCTGTTATGGGAACCATTTACAGATGATGTGCGAGATGCTATATTAGAAAATGTTACAAATATTGTAAACTATGATCCGAGAGTTCAAGTTGAGAATGTATTTGTTGATACTTATGAATCAGGCATTGAAGTAAGTTGTTTATTATCTTATCTGCCTTACAATATTTCAGAGCAATTATTGTTTCGTTTTGATCAACAAAGCACTAAAGATTAATAACAGATACTATTATTTCCTTGCATAAATATAAACATTATTGAAGGAAATTTTTATGTCATCAACTGATAGGCAATCGCGATTATTAGCAACAGAAGATTGGAAACGAGTTTATCAATCTTTCCGCAATGCAGACTTCCAAAGTTACGACTTTGACAACTTACGTAGAACAATGATTAATTACCTACGTCAAAATTACCCAGAAGACTTTAATGATTATATTGAAAGTTCAGAATATCTTGCGCTAATCGATTTAATTGCATTTTTAGGACAAAATTTATCCTTCAGAATTGACTTAAATGCTAGAGAAAACTTTTTAGAAACAGCAGAGCGCCGAGAAAGTGTGCTAAGATTAGCTCGATTAATTTCGTATAATCCTACAAGGAACAAAGCAGCTAATGGATTGTTAAAGTTTGATAGTGTATCAACTACTGAAGGTATTATTGATACTAATGGTAATAATTTAGCTAATAAAACTGTAGTATGGAATGACAGATCAAATCCTAACTATTTTGAACAATTTAATAAAATTTTAAATTCTGCACTACCGGGTGAAAACTCTATAGGAAATCCATCTAACATTGCAAATTTACAAAATATTACTACTGAGCAATATACATTTAATGCGTTAAATGCAGATGTTCCAATATATAATTTTGAAGCTGTAGTAGAAGGAATAGCTACTAAATTTGAAGTTACAAGTACAATTATAAGTGAAGATTCAATAATTGAAGAACCGCCATTACCTGGAGTTAGTCCATCTTTTGTGTACCGAAATGACGGGCAGGGCGCTGGAAGCTCAAATACAGGATTTTTTATGCACTTTAGACAGGGTACAATGGATAGTGCTGTGTTTGATATTACTAACCCAATCCCAAACCAAACTGTTGCTATTGATAATTCAAATATTAACAATTCTGATTTATGGCTATACGGTATTGACACTAACGGCTTTGAACTTGATTTATGGACTAAGCTTGATTCAGTTGAAGGTAACAATATAATTTATAACAGTTTATTTGCTAATAACAAAAATGTTTATGCAGTTACTACACGAGTAAGTGATAGAGTAAATCTTGTGTTTAGTGATGGTGTATTTGGAAATTTACCTGCAGGTAAATTTCGTTTATATTATAGAACTAGTGATAATAGGAATATGGTAATTAACCCTAAATCTATTAACAATGTAACAATCGAAATTCCATATGTAAGTAAAATTAATAGACAAGAAACATTAACAATTACATTAGGACTAAAAAACTCTGTAACAAATGCAAGACCGTCAGAAACAGATGCAGATATAAAACAAAATGCCCCGGCAACTTATTATACACAAAATAGACTAATAACTGCTGAAGACTATAATATTGGTCCTTTGGGAATTGATCAGGATATTATTAAAACACGAACTGTAAACAGAATATCAAGTGGAGTAAGTAGATATTTAGATTTACGAGATCCAAGCGGTAAGTATTCAGCAACAAACTTATACGGTAATGACGGAGTATTATATAAAGAAGAATTTACAGATAGTTTTAATTTCTCGTTTGTAACACAATCTGACATTGAAGGCATATTATATAGTGATATTGAACCTAGGATTAAATCTTCAAGTGTAAGAAATTTTTATATTGCAAACTTCTTTAAACAAAGTACAATCGATTTACAAGCATATTGGAAACAAGTTACATCAACTACAAATGCATCTACTGGTTATTTTGAAAAGACTCTTGATAGCGGCGAAATATTTTCTACACCTAGCGGAAACAACATTGACAATGATAACATTTACCCGGTAGGAACTTATACAGTAAATGCACTTACAAATTTACAAGCAGGAGCATTATGTAAATTTGAAGCACCTACAGGGTATCACTTTATGGGCGATACAATAATGGCAGGTGCAGCTGATCACCCAGGTTCTTCTACATATAAATGGGTTTCGGTACAATCAGTCGATGCAGACGGAACGCTAAACACAATAACAGGCCAAGGACCTATTACATTTAATGACGTAATTCCTAATGGTTCTTTACTAGTAGAAATACTGCCA